GAACATTATGCCACTGGTGCGGAGTGTGACAGGGCTACTGGACGGGGACGATTCAGCCTTATTCCTCCAATCGCCCTTCGATCCCTTGCCCTCAGATTTGAAGAAGGAGGAAAACTCTACGGAGACAACAACTGGCACAACGGATTCCCACTCAGTAGATTAATAGATAGCATGAGTAGACATCTGTTAGCACTTAGTGAAGGAGATGATTCAGAAGATCACGCAGGTGCTATACTGTGGAATGCCAGTGCTTTCCTGTGGACCGAGGATCAAATAACAAAAGGTAAGCTACCACAAGAACTAGATGATAGGAGTTATAACAAATGGACTGGAGACACGCAATAATGGAAGACGAACTAATGCCTCTTATAAGCGAGGCTATGATAAATAGGTTAGAGCAATTATATCCTGACAAATGTCCTGACTTGACGAACACGGAAAAAGATGTTTGGTTTAAGAGTGGTCAAGTATCTGTAATAAGATTCTTAAGACAAATTTATAACGATCAACTTCAACAAAACATTTTAACAAAAGACTAGATATGTGTATGTCAGCACCCGATATTCCACCACCACCTCCACCTCCAGCTCCTCCACCACCACCTCCTCCTGTCGCTGAAGGGTCTAAGACTGTTAGACAAACACAGCCTAAGAAGAAGAAGGTAGGAGCACAAGCACAACTCAAGCGTTCTGCTAGACCTACATTAGGTGGAGCGTCAGGTGGTACTGGTGTCTATATGTCTTCTTAATAACAATATAACTATATAATACTATGCTTCGCACACTCTCAAAAAAGACTTTGCTATCATCTGTCGTTGCGACAGGGGTTGGCAGTGAGTTCTCAGTAGAGCGTTCTAAGGGTTGGACCTTTGTGATCGCTTCTTCAGCTGTAACCACAGGAGGCACGGTAGACATTGAAGCCTACATCGGTGGTTCTTGGTTTGTTATACACAGTCAAGCTGTTACAGCTGATGGTTCTATCTTAGTAAGAGATGACCACGGACACTACGAACAGATCAGAGGAAATGTTTCAGCTAGGACTGACGGTACTTACAGCGTCTACGCTACAGGTACTACTGATTCTCTGTAAGCAATGTCTCTTACCTTTCCAACCGCTGCTCTGAATCTTCCGAGTGGTTTAACTGTCATACCTAATGGATTCGTAAGACCTTCGTTTGGAACAACTTATGCATTTGATGAGGCAGCTACAGCAAGTACAACATTCCAAGCAGAGTATAACACAGAAGCTTATATACTAGCTGTAGTTTCTCCTGGTCTAGGGCTAACTTACTTTGTTACTGACAAAGCTACACCTACTCTAGCTGTTTACGATGGAACTGACTGGCAATATTACGAGGGAGTATAATGAAAGAAACTGCACAAGGGCTATATCATAGCTTAGAGAATCAGCGTTGGTCATTCTTGGATAGAGGTCGTACCTCATCTGAGTTAACGATACCTTATATCATGCCTCCCGATGGGCATAACTACGCTACTAAGTACTACACACCATATCAAGGAGTAGGAGCTAGAGGAGTTAACAACCTAGCATCTAAGTTATTGTTAGCACTGTTACCACCTAACGCTCCGTTCTTCCGTCTTGTTATAGACAGGTATGAATTAGATAAAGCAAAACAGGAGTTAGGACCAGAGGGAGGAGAGCAATTACGATCTGACTTAGAGAAAGCATTAGCAGATGTAGAGCGAAGTGTATCTCAAGAAGTAGAAGTTGAAGCATTTAGAGTGGGAGTGTTTGAAGCGTTGAAGAATCTATTGGTCACAGGTAATACTTTATTGTACCTACCTGATGACGGAGGGATGAGAGTGTTTCGATTAGATCGTTACTGTGTGAAGAGAGACCCAATGGGTAACGTAACACACATAGCTATCAAAGAAACTGTTGCTCCTATGATGCTTCCTGAGTCTGTAAGAGAAGAGGTGTATCGTCAAGAGAAAGAGAATAGTTGTGACCTATATACCTCTGTTGTTAGAGAAGGAAATGAATTTGTAGTACAACAAGATGTAAAGGGTATAGTCATTGAAGAGTCAAAGGGTAGGTATCCTATCGAGAAGACTCCCTTCCTACCTCTTCGTTATACAAGGATAGATGGTGAAGACTACGGACGAGGATTTGTAGAGGAGTACATTGGTGATCTTAAATCTTTAGAGTCGTTAACAAAAGCGATAGTCGAAGGTAGTGCAGCAGCAGCTAAGGTATTGTTCATGGTTAATCCTAACGGTACAACCAGGGCTAAGACTTTATCTGAATCTCCTAACGGTGCAATTGTACAAGGTAGTGATGGAGATGTATCTGTTCTACAACTTAACAAGTTCAATGACTTCCGTACTGCACAAGGAGTAATGAATGGAATTAGTGACAGATTGTCTCAAGCCTTCTTACTTAACAGTGGTGTAGTCAGAGATGCAGAACGAGTAACAGCAGAGGAGATACGAATGTTATCTCAAGAGTTGGAAGCTGCACTTGGTGGTCTTTATTCCTTACTGTCACAAGAGTTTCAAATGCCTGTCGTTACTAGGTTAATGGCAAGGATGAGTAAAGAAGGAAGACTTCCTAAGTTACCTAAAGACATTGTTAAACCTACTATCGTTACTGGTGTTGAAGCATTAGGACGAGGTAATGATTTACAGAAGCTTGATCTATTCCTTGCAGGGGCTAATCAAATCGTTGGTCCTCAAGCAGTTGCACAATATGTTAATGTATCTGATTACTTCAAGAGAAGAGCTACAGCGTTAGGTATTGAGACTGAAGGACTAATTAAATCAGACGAAGAAATTCAACAAGCTATGCAGCAAGCCCAACAACAAGAGATGATGATGAAGTTGGGTGGACCTGCTGTAGCACCTGCTATCAATGCTGCACAAGAGCAGTACATGAGTAGTCAACAACAACAACCACAAGAAGAGTAGAGAGATATGGCAGAATTACACCGAGTAGAGATAAATGAGAAAGCACCACAGGAGATTGACCCTGAGTCAGAAGAAGCTGTTGAGGCAGTACCTGAAGAACAAACAGACAGACCTGAATGGTTACCTGAAAAGTTTAAGAACGCTGAAGACATGGCTAATGCCTATAGTGAACTTGAGAAGAAGATGGGAGCAGGGGCTAATAATGAACAGGAACAAGAAGAAGTACAACAAGAAGAAGAGCAATCAACAGATGAACAAGATGACACTCAGGAGGAAGGTAATGATCTTAGTAAACTGCTTAATGAAGCTAATGATGTATTTCAGGAAAACAATAACGAGTTACCTGAAGAATCTTACGAGAAACTTGTTGAAGCTGGTATCCCTAAAAACTTCATTGACCAATACATAGCAGGAGGTTTAGCACTTCAACAACAAAAAGAAACGAATGCTCAACAAGAAGAAAGCAATATCAAAGCAGCTGCTGATGGTAACTGGGATCAAATGGCACAAAAAGAAACAATTAATTTAAATACTATTTATTATGAACAAATCAGATTTAATCGACGCAATGGCTGCAGACGCAGGAATTTCAAAAGCAGCAGCTAAAGCAGCTTTAGAATCATTAACTTCTAACGTAACTTCTACTTTAAAGTCAGGTGGAAAAGTTGCATTAGTAGGTTGGGGAACTTGGTCAGTTTCTAGAAGAGCTGCAAGAAATGGAAGAAATCCACAAACTGGAGCAGAAATAAAAATTGCAGCTAAAAACGTTGTTAAGTTTAAGGCTGGAGCTGGTTTAAGCAGTTCTGTAAACTAATACGCTTTTTTTCTAAAAAAAAACTCTCTTTTACAGAGGGTTTTTTTTTACATAATTTTTAATTAAATTTAAATAAAAAATTAGTGTCTAAAATTAAACTACTTAAAGGAAGTTTGTTAGTTGCTGAGCCTTCAATTTTACATGATGACTCATTCAACAGATCTATAATTCTTCTAACTGAGCATAATGAAAACAGTTCTGTTGGATTTATTTTGAATAGACCACTTACTTACACAGTAAATGACATCATACCTGAAATAGATTGTTCTTTTAAAATATATCAAGGAGGTCCTGTAGAACAAGACAATTTATATTTTATTCATAAAATTCCCGAATTAATTCCTAACAGCATAAAAGTGAGTAAAAATATGTATTGGGGAGGTAATTTTGAATCTTTAAAATTTTTGCTGCAAGAAAAAGAAATTAAGAATACTCAAATTCGTTTTTTCTTGGGTTATACTGGATGGTCAAAAATTCAATTAGAAGAAGAAATTTCAGATAATTCATGGTTTGTTTCTGAAAATGATTTTGAAAATATTTTATCAGCAGATAACAAATCTCTTTGGAAAAATAAATTAATGCAAAAAGGAGGAGCCTATAAAATATGGGCTAATGCTCCAGATAATATTAATTTAAACTAGCTATTTACTGGTTATTTCTAAAATATTAAAATTTGCGGCTATTTTTTTACCTATCTCAGTAGAAAATTCTTTTTTTCTATAATTGGTAATGGGTTGAACTCCTAGAATAGAATTTGTTAAAAAAACTTCATCTGCTTTTTGAATTTCAAAAGGCGATATAACTGTTTCCTCTAACGTAAAATCTTTAGCTGATTCTATAATACTTTTCACTTTTTCTCTAGCTATACCTTTTAAACATCCTTCCGTAAGAGGAGGTGTTTTAATAACCAAACCTTTCACTAAAAAAAGAGAAGCATTAGTTGCCTCTACCACTCCTTTTCTTTCATTTAATAAAATACAGTTATCTAATTCGTTTTCTCTAGCGTAAATAGAAGCGATTGTATGTATAATTTTATTGTTTGTTTTTATGGTTGACAAATGTCCGGAATACACATAAAAGTCTTTATATAAGTCTACTTTGTAAGTGGATTTATTTACAAAGTTAATTTCTTGATATTCAATTAGGTAATCTACTTCATTTGTTAGAGGCAAATAAAAACCACCGTCTTTTCTGGTGATAGTAAGCCTAATTCTTAAATTATTGTTTGAATTAGTTGCTTTTGCTGTTTTTAAAATTTCATTTTCTAAAAATTCTAGCGTAAAACTCATGGGAATTTTCATTCGCAACATCCGCATAGATGCCATTAATCTGAAATAATGAGCTTCCCAAAAAATTAGTTTACCATTAACTAATTTTAATGTTTCAAAAACTGAATCTCCGTA